TACGTCTCTCTCCCAAGGTATCATGTTTTCAATCTCTGTTAATGAGTATTTATGATACTGCATCAAGGAAAAATTTAACTTAAAGTAACTCTCCAAATTCATATGGGAGAGTGCTATGCGAAAAAACTTGCCAGTCCCTCCAGAGTCACAGTGCTCTTCTTCTTAGTTTTAGGATTGACAACCTCTATATCATGAGAGAGTTTAGGCATCGTGGTGAAGAAAGATTCAATCTGTTTGAACTGTGCTGAGTTCATTGAACCAAGAAAATCATTTATTTCTTTTTTAGTGAAGTCTTCAGATGTCCATGCCTCATCTGCATTGTATACTTTATCCACACAACCAGCGATCAAATCAAATGATTGATCAACTTGACTACCTTCATCAAAGTTAAAGTTATTTTTAACAAACTGATCAAGTGATGGATACTTCATTTCCATCATTAAAGTATCATCAAGTTTGATTTGGTTGCTGTGGTTTTTATCCTTGATGACTTTAATATCATCAATGCTAATTTCGACCTCAGCATAAGTTTCTCCATCATCAGGACAGAGCACGCTTACTTCGATGTCTTCACCAACAGACTTCCCTCTGATGTTTAAGAAGAGATACTCAATATCAAAAGTAGGAAGGTTCTCTACCTTGATGCCGCGAGTCTGAATACAGTCTTTCAGGACTGCTTTAATAGCGTTGGTGATTTCCTTTGTATCATCACTCTCCAGTGCAAGAACTAATAACTTTTCTTCTTTTACTAGGAAAGGACGAAACTTAATTGTTTTTCCAGTCGAAGGCAACTCCAACTCATAAGTTGGGGTAGCAATTTTTGGTAAAGGCATGATATGTTATTCAGTGATGTTATTTATTCGCTACTCACCAAGTAGCGAGAGAAGTTAAAGTTGACGGTGCAGGTAAGTATTTGAGACTGATCATAAGACAGAGGCATTTGGTTAATAGCGATAGGATAGGCATTTAAGAACCTATACTGCAAGTTTCTATTTTCATAGTTTCTTTCAAACTTTCTAATAAAAATATCAGTCTTATATTCTTTCGGAAAGTTTACTCTATAAAAATAGTTGTCTCTCTCTGCGTTACTTCCACCATCTTCATTTACAATGAAACGTATCCAGTTCTCAAAGAAGTATATTATATCATAATTTTCATCCACATAGAATGTAAATGAAGAGGTTGTTTCATATTGTCTTCTATAAGCATGTCTTTCAGTAACACCTGTTCTGTCATTATCAAGAGTGTGAGTCGCTAAAGAAGTTCCAGGTAATGCTGCTTCCCTACAAGCAAGAGTAAAGTTTTCTTTATTAGAAAGATTATATCCATCACCAAGACCCAAACCCTGGCTCTCTCTCAACCAAGTTCTAACCCTATTAGGAGGGTTAAAGTGACACTCATAAGTTGATGTAAGGGCTGGTTGTAGAATACTTGCCTTTAAATCAGCAACATTCCTTGCCCTTGGTTTTGGCGTAGCCATCTAAATAGTTTTTACCGTATATATTATGTATGGGAGTTAGTAAGAAAAGTATTTACAAACCCTCCAACCCTAAAAAATATAAGGGAAATGCGAACAATATTATCTGTAGAAGCACATGGGAGAGAAAGTTCTGTAAGTGGTGTGACCTGACAGAGAACATTCTTGAGTGGGGAAGTGAAGAGTTCTTCATTCCATACATCTCTCCTGTTGATAAGAGAGTTCATCGTTACTTCCCTGACTTTATCATCAAAGTAAAAGAGAGCACGGGCAACCTCAAGACATATGTCATTGAGGTCAAACCAAAGAGAGAAACTATTCCTCCAGTGCCAGGTAAGAAACAAAGAAAGACTTTGATAAGAGAGAGTATGACTTACGCTGTGAACCAAGCAAAGTGGAAGTCTGCTCGTGAATGGTGTGCTGACAGAATGATAGAGTTCAAGATCATTACCGAAGACGAGTTAGGTATCAAGGGTTATGGATGAGTTTCAGTTTGAGGAACTAGTAGGTGATAATAGAGTAGAGTCTCAGAAAGATTCTATCAGAAACCTGGGTGACCCAGAAGATATGATGTTACAGATAATGAGTATTCTGAATGAGACTGTAATAATACCTGAGGAGGGTGAGACTTACACCTTCATCTATAATGCGAAGACACCTAATATAGAATACGACCAACATCCAATAGTGGGTGTAACTGATATATTCAACTGGGGTTTCAGAGGCATCAACTTTCACTGGGACAAGATAAGAAACTACACTTGGCAAGAAATACCAGGACAACTTCATATCGTTAGGCAAAGTGAAATACAAACTATGCTTGACATCCCATATGCCTACTACTTAACTAAATAAGAAAAAAGTACTGTCTATAATGGCGTCCGAATCAACTACAAAACCATTCGTTGTAGATAGGGGAACAAGTGGTGGTAAGTCTTTTTATAACGTTGACGTAACCACTCTTGCGAATAGTGGTGCTGAGAGAGAACTTTATAGAACAGATGCATCTGGAAATAACAGAGTTCTAATTCAGAGAGTAAGAGTAGATAAAGATGGAAAAATTACAGCAGATGATATAACTTCTAATGCAACTGTTGATGAGAAAAGAGATCTGAGAAAAGTAAGTTCTACCCTTAAAACTGGTATTAAGACCGCAGTCAATTCAGTTAAAGATGATTTAGTTGCAAATAATATTGATGGCACATCAGCAAGCACTATTGAAAAAACTGCATTTGGATCAGGAAATGAGGCTATTAATATAGAAAGAGGTTTAACCGCAGGAGAACCAGTTAATGCAAATTTTGATCTAGATCCAAATTCATTTGATATTACAGTAAGTGATAGAAAAACAAACTATGAAAACTTATTCTATCCTCAAGATATAGCAACCACAGGACAGGATAGGATAAAATTCACGATGTTCTTCCAAAGTGGAAGAAGTATTGGTTTTGATTTAGAAAGAGGCGACAACCCTTTAAGTCTTGGCACAAGAACTATTACAAACATTTCAGGTTCAGTTACTCTACCCATCCAGGGAGACATCAAAGATACAAATGCTGTTGAATATGATAGATCTACTCTCAATCCAATAACAGGTGGTTTAGCAGCAATAGCAATGAATCCACAAGGGGCAGGTCGTGCAATAGCTAGTGTGATAAACGCACCAAACAAATTGACTGATGCGTTGAGCACTCAAGAGGGTAGTAATATTATAAATGCTTTGAAAGTTTTCTTAGCACAATCTGCTGTTGGAACGAGTGGTTTAATACCAAGGGTTACAGGTGCCATTCTCAACCCTAACATCGAACTGCTACTTAAGGCACCAACACTTAGAACGTTTCAGTTCTCGTTTAATATGTCTGCTAGAGATGAGGATGAAGCGAGACAGATAAGAAAAATTATTAGGTTCTTCAAACAGGGAATGTCTGTCAAAAGATCAAACACATCTTTGTTCATCGTAACACCTAACTTGTTTAAGATACAATATCTTGCTGGAAATGATGAGGGTGGTTTTAGAGATCATCCATCTATTGGTAAGATAAAAAATTGTGCGCTCAGTTCCATAAATACACAATATACTCCTGATGGGACTTACATGACATATGATGATAATGCAAGAACAATGACATCATATTCAATAAACATGACATTTACTGAACTCGAACCCCTCACTGAGACAGATTACATTCAAGATGTTGCTAGAGACGACGAGATAGGATTCTAATGGCAAGTTACTTTAGACAAGTTCCAGAGTTTGATTACATCAACAGAACTGATGATGGAAAAAACATTGGAGACTACACCACAGTAAAAAACCTTTTCAAACGGGTTAAGTTACGTCAAGACATTCTTGAGAATGTTGCGTACTTTACAGAGTATAAGGTACAAGGCGACGACCGTCCAGACAATGTAGCGTTTGAAATATATGGTGATGAAACTTTTGACTGGTTGGTGCTGCTTTCAAATAATATAGTCAACATTCAAAGCGAATGGCCTATGACTAATGCTGCCTTTAATGACTTTCTTATCAAGAAGTATGGTTCTTATGAAGAGATAGAAGGCATCCATCATTATGAAA